AGAACAGTTATTTTTTTAACCATCATTAGTTATTTATATACACGTAGTTTCCGAACATTATTGATTGGAGCTATTACTCTTGGAGCTATTTTTTTACTTCATTATTATCACAATAAAGAGTCAGAAAAAGTATCTGATATAAAAAAGAAAGTGGAAGGATTTGAAAATCCTGCTTTAGAAGTTTTGAAAGGATATGATACAAATCCTATCACTACATTTGATGGTCCTTCTTCCACAAATCCATTTTCGAATGTTTTGTTACCTGATTATGAATTTAATCCTCAAAAAAAACCAGCACCACCATCTTTTAATCAAAATGTAAATGCCACTATTTTAGACAAAGCCAAACAGTTAGTTATTGATCAAAATCCTGGTCAGCCAGATATTGCCGACAAATTATTTACAGATTTAGGCGAACAATTCCTATTTGAACAATCATTACAGCCTTTCTATTCAAATTCTGCAACTACTATACCAAATGATCAAGCTGGTTTTGCTGACTTCTGTTATGGTAGTATGGTTTCATGTAAAGAAGGCAATCTATTCGCTTGTGCAAGAAATCTAGATAGACATACCAATTAACCTATATAATAAAATATAAAAAGTATGTATATATTATATTATGTCTTCGCTTCATGGATATACATTTAACAATATGGGCAGTCTTCGGGCTGATATGACTGATCAAACACAACAAAATATTCAAAATACACGCTTTGGTAGTTATACAGTTTCCAATTTTTTTAGCAATAGTGTTTCTGATAGCCAACTTCAATTCGCTACACAACAACCTGGTATTATTGTTAGAAATGGCGGGGTAGCTAGTGCAGTCATTGATATTGAGTCAAATTTATTGAACAAATCCGAAAATGAACGCGCTTTGGAAAAACTTCAATTGTTTCAACGACCTTTTGTAACTGTTCCCTATTTAGGAAGAGGTGGTGGAGATCCTACATTAGAGGCACAACTTCAACAAGGTGAAATGATACGTGATTTGAAAAGTGTTGGAACAATCTCTGAAAAATCATATATCGATTATAACCAATATCCTATGAGAGATGATTTGCGTTCGCAAATTACAAATCCATCCAATTTAGTACAAGAGTTGGCTATGGATGGATGGATCCGTGGAGGTGCTTCTGCACGCGAATCCATAAACTCTACCATGTCCAAATAAATTTATTTCTTTGTATATTCTATAATGTCTTTTACTAGTATTGCTGATCATGCTACTGAAGTAAGTGGTCTAACCACAAGCGGAGCTAGTGCTCGTGTCCAAAGTGGAGAAACCGATTTGCCCAAAGTTCCACTATCAGGTGGAGGTAATCCAGTAAAAACTGGCGGTAAACGAAGACGTTCTCGAAAATCCCAATCCAAAAGACGCAAGTCTAGAGGTAGCCGTCGCAAGCATCGTAGAACCGCCAAGAAATAAATTTCATAATATTTATAAAGATATAAATATTATTTATTTAGTAATGTATGTATTCTAGTAACAAACAGTATCGCCAGGCAATTCGACAGTTTTTTCAAATGAATGTTGACGCAATAGAAGCCGAAATAAAACAATATCACTATGATGAAGAAACTCACGATGAATTATTGTTTGACGAAAAAGCTATGAGCGCGGGTATGAAAAATATTCTTGAAAAAACTACAGGAAATAGGCTATTTGATGAATTATATAGTTTAGCAGCTGCACAAATGATATCAATGGATAAAGAAACGGGTCTTTGTATTCTTTTGTCTTATGATTATTTTTGTGACTTTTCAAATGTATGGAATGCATATTTGGAGAACCCCGACGATTTTTCTGAAGCAAATACATATTTTATTTTATTAAAGAATAGATTAGGAAAAAGATAATATATATACGATATATATAATGGCTTCTACACGAAATAAAAATGATCGAGGAAACTATCGTGCTGAAGAACAATGTCGACAATCACAAAGATTATATTCTATGTATGAAAATCAACCGAATGGCCGAGCTATCACCAATAATTTTGCAGGAGATGGATTATTAGTCGGTCAAATGGGACCCTCTACATTGTCCCATAATTATGCAGATATTGATTCTTATTTGAAAGGTATTGGATCGACCAATTTAGTGAGTCCTCTTCCAGAAGTGAAACCTGTGTTGAAAGAGTTGGAAAGTTTGTCCATTATTGATAGAATTCCTTTAGTAATGCCTGATCCTATGCGCATTGTAAAACATCAACGTCCACTACTATCGTAGTTCTTCAAAGTGTATTTTTTACATGATTTTTTATTATAGGTTTTGAATGTAGTATTCATTGGTTTCTTTAGTTTTTTCAACTCTTCTTTTTCCACATACAGTTGTATTTCTTTTTCTAAGGTTGGTGTTGATTTTTCTTCAGGTTCCTTAACAGGTTCCTTAACAGGTTCTGTATCTTCTTCACTAGTGGCAACAGGTGGCTCAGGAAACATTTTACTCAAAAAAATATATAGACTGTTTTTCAGTTGATCTTTTAGAATCGTGTCTGTTATCGGTTCTGGCAGTGCGTCTAACTCTGTAATTTCCATATTTAATAAATCCATATAGGGTTCGCATTTGTTATTTTCTTTTACTTCAATTGGTATTTTTATATTTGCCATCACATATTTTTTGGGTGTATCCATTTTATAATAAATGATTGCTATTTTTGAATCATTTATTATATGATTTGTTTAGTTAGTTAAATTTCACAATAATTTTTACATCCTCTTTTTTGATACATTTACATGCAGATATAGACAATTCTTCGCGCTTCTTTCTGGTTTTTCCATTGTCTTCTTTATCAATGGGTGTTAACCTCTTGGATGTACTGTTCCTTGTATTCATATCACTCTCTATTTCTTGATAGTGATTATGAATATAATCGATGATTTTACTCTCGATTGCCCATTTGAAAAAATTCAGCTGTCCGATCGTTGTTTCCATATAGTTATCATTGTCATATGGGATTGTAATTCTCTCCCATCTACAAAAGGGATCGAAATTCTTTTTTGCATAGGCTTTTAGTTTAAGCTTGTAATCATTATATACTTTGAACCTCACTGTTTGCGTTTCAGATGGTAATCCATGGATGATTTGTGGTATTTCATAGACCGTATAATACTTTTTTGCATAATTGGTTACAAACCAATCGACAATTCGTAGCGAAATCTTCGACTCACCATTGATAACATTCATCATCTTTGTAAGATTTTCTTTCGTCTTGTAAAATTCCATTAAATTATCTAGTAATAATTGTTTTTGTGTATTGACTTGTTTATAGGACATATTGATATTTATTGTTATGTGTTTTTATATTGGTTTTTATATAGTTATATAAACAATTTTTCACCTAATGATTGAAAATAATGATGATTATATATATCGAGCGTTTTTGCTACAAGTCGAGTCGTTCTCGATATCCACAAAAATACCTGCCTCAATATCCAGGGTTGGGTCCCCCATGCTGATATTGCGCTGTTTTATAAATACATAAACGTTTGTGATCAGGAATGCATAGTTAAACCAAAAACCACACATAACGTTCGTACTATGCAATTTTATTATTCATTGATCACAATTTGTGTTATTATTTGTACGTATTCAGTATTGCTCAAACCACTCTTCGCCGGTTGAACAATATAAATAAAATTGTGGAGTTTGTATTTTTGTATTTTTTACTAAATACATTCATTATACGTCTGTAAAAGTTTTTTAATTTTACATGATAAAAAATATCATGTAAAAATATATTGCTTGATTCTATAACAATGTTCCTATGCACATTGCTGTAAGAATCTATTAATGCAGAATCAAATCAATGATCTACATATTTCATAAACTAGCATATAGCTAGTCTAAATAATTTTTTCAAATTTAAATTGCTATATGAATCATTGGTGGGCGCCCTTTGCTAGATTCACATTGCTGGTATACTTTTATATTTTTAAATGCATTTAAAAGTGAGTTGCTGGCTGATACCTATAACTATTTTCAGTGTGTATTGCTGTATGAACCAATTATCTAAAACATTAGATAGGGTGCTAGGTTCTGATCTTATAGTTGTATGAAAAAATATGTTTATATTATTTTTTATATGTTTACATAAAAATTACTTATTTAAAAATTATTTAAAAAATATAAAAATGTCCTCTTATAATATATATGAAAATATGTGTTGTTGGCGAAGGACCAGTAGGACTTTTAACTGCAGTGCTTTTTTCTTATTATAAAATAAAATATAAATATCTTGATTTAGAAATCTATATTTATAGAAAAAGACCCGACTATGTTAGAAGACATGTTTTGAAACTGAACAATAAGTTAATCTTTACTATTGAATCTTTATTAAAAGATTGTCACAATTGCATATCGCAAACGGAAATAAATTCTGACGAGTTAGGCATTAGTATTAATTGCTTAGAAACAATATTATTTAATTCAATAAACCAAGGCAAAATAGTTAATATTATAGAAGAAGGATTTAACAAAGAAATACAAGAAAGCCAAAAATATGATCACGTGTTTTTTGTGATGGATATTCCGGACAAAATAGAGTAGATTTTAATTATTCGTCAATAAATTATAATGGTTTAGTTTGTTTTTTTTCAAAGGATAGTGTTTTCGTGTTATATACTAATATTAAAAGCATTGAGTCAACAATAGATGTTAATTGTTTTAAAGACAAAGTTGACAAGATGGAATATTACAGAAAAGATATAGGTGAAAATTTTGACGACATGTTTCTATTAGTGTCAATTATTTATAATGTTAGTATATATTTTGATGTTATTGATAAAACAAAAGTAAGTAAGAATTATTGGACGTTAGGCTTTTCTAATTATGAAAATTTTGAAACTAGTTTCAATGATGTTATTGATTATTTAAAAACATCCGATGTTGATAACACAATAATTCCCAAAATAAAAGAAAAAAATCATAAAGTAGTAACTGATGGTTTTACTGAATATATAAAAAATAATGAAAAATTAAAAGAAATATTTGATAAATACAAAAAATTTGTATCTGATGAGCTTACAAAAATTAAAAGCATGGATAAACCATTTATGTTTCATTCTGTAAAGCCAAACTTTACTACATATGGAATAGTTTTAGAAGATGGTGTTAATGAATTAATGTTTGCAAAAAAAATAAATAATTCATATTATTATTTACTAGGAGAAACTGCGACTGCATATCCTTCAGGAACATCAGTAACAATAGCATTTAAAGATACTTTTTATATTACGCAATTATTGATTAATCGATTATTAAAGGCCAATGAAAACGAAGCAATCTTAACATCAACAGATATTGAACAGGTGGTCAAATGCGAAAATGGAAAAATAAAAATAAAAAGAGATTATTTTAATGATTGCGATGAGCAAAAATTTGATACATTTGATTTTTTTGGAGGATATTCTCTTGATAAAGATGCCGAAAATAAACAAATTAGAAGGCTTACAGAGATAATAAATATAATTGAAGAAAAAAAAATATGTTCAGATGAAAAAAACTCGATTGTGGCTACATATAATTTATATCAATTAAATAATTTCTTTTATTATTTAAAAAATATAATTTGTAAAACATATAATTCGGGTAATATTAAGTACCCAATAGACGATATTTATACGTCAAAATTTAGAGAAAATTATTCACCAACACAAAACATAAGAGAATATGATCACATAAGATTAAAAGAATTGTTGACAATTTCGGTTAAATGTTCGAATATTCTAGTAGTACAAAATTCGGCAAAGGCAAACATAACGTCTTTTTTTAATTTACTTATACAATATGGCATAACTGAAGATCAAATAGTTAATGATTACAGATCATTTCAAAAAAAAATTAAAGAAAATGGATTTGTCCTTTCTAATAGATTAATTGATCTAATAAAGAAAGAACCAGATAAAATAAACATAAGAATAATATGTACAACACTTATGTATTTTCTTCATTTCTATATGGAAATTTATGCAATTTTAATAAAAAAAGAAACCTTAAAAGAAACTAAGGTAATTATGTTTATTAAAAAAGCATTAACAGATTATACTGGTTTAAATGAAAACTCAATAGATTTATCTGAATGCGACATAAATAGTTGTTTTGTTAGTGAATTGCTCGGGTTAACATTAAGTGAAATTTCTTTACCAGCAAGATATACAGGATTTCCTATGAGCCCTATTCGTATAAAAAGATTAAATCCAGAAGATTATGTATTAAAATTTGATGAATTAACACCCGTTTTATCAGCCGACGAGATTGAATATTTAAAAAATATAGGGTGGGATGGTAATATGGGATCTGAAACAACCCCCTACTTTGTTTCGGGAGCATATAACTCTCAAATAGATAGAAATAGTTATTTTTATAAATTATCAGAAAAATATAAACACTTTATACTTACAGGACCCGCTGGTAGCGTCGACATGTTATTCCACGTTTTTGGTCTTGATATTAACTTTAATGTAGAGATCTTTGTTTTATTATGTATAGCTTATTTAAGCAATTGTTACCATCATACTATTTATGAAATACTAATTGTATGTAGAAAGTATGGTCTAGAGTATGATTCTTCTATGGACGAAATAGAGTTTGTTAATAATTTATTAGAAAAATACATACCCAAAGAAGAAACTCCATCAGAAAGTGGAGGTAAAAAAACAATTAGAAGAAGTAGAAACATACACATTAAAAATAGGAAAATGCGGATTAGTAAAAAAAGAAAATAAATAAGCACAAAAAATTTAATTTTTACATTGAAAAATATAATGTAAAAATTGATATACCTTTTTTTATATGTTTATACATCGATTTACATATTTGCCAAGAACTGTACAATAAACTTCTCCAAAGGAACATATCGAAGATTATCCAACAAATAAACCATATATATTGAGCGCATTTACATTGAAGCTGACTACATTCCAATTCTGAATGTTATTTTTACAACGGACTTAACTCTTTACTTGAACAAAGTCACTACGAAGTGTAAATTGGGCGTTTGTTAAAGTAAAAAGTTAAAGGGTTAATTGTATTGGGACTTCAGGTCCATTCAATTTTACATCCTCTGTAAAGTCAATTATTATTTCAAATTATATGTTACTATACAATAATGTTAGGGTATACATTTTTTAAATATAACTTATATTTTGGATTCGTAATTTTATTATATAAAATTATTCCTTCTTGAATTCGATTTGTTTTAAATGATAAATTAGTAAGTAAATTTGTAAGATGATTACCATAACATTTTTTATTAATAAACAATGAATATTTTTTTTTAACATTTTCAATATTAAATTCACTAGCTTTTTTAATATTAAAATAATCTAATTCAAATTTATTATGAATAAAAAAATAATTACCAATCAGAAAATATATTTCAGCTCTATCAGAAAATAATTCAATACATTTTTTAGAATAAATAATAATATTTTCAATACAATATGTATTAAGAATAATCATACATTCGACAATACGTAAATAACATTGATATATCTCTTCATCCCAAACATTTTTTAATAATGTATATAAACGGTAATATTCAGAAGCTTCTTTATATTTTTTACAATCAAAATAACTTTGAGCAGTATAAAATAAAGATCTAGAATTAAGATCATCATTGTCAATAATTAATGTATCAAAAAACTGATTTTTTAAAGCAATTGCATCTTTCAAATATTTTTCACTATCATTACTTCTATTTCCAATATCTCTAGATAAAATATAAAAAGATTCATTTGTTAAATCATCAATATGAAGTTTGTTATAATTATCAATACAGTTAAAAGTATTATGTGCAACACCACAAACTTTCCATTTAAAATTATTATTAAATACGAAAGGTAATTTATATAAAAAATCATGTCTTTTAAAATTAATCATATATCCAATATTTTTTTGTAAATTAATATTGTATGAATTAATATTTAGTTCTCCTATTAATAAATCATCCGCATCAAAATGTATAAATAAATCAGTTTTATCGCTTATTTTTTAACTGTTTTATACAATCGTATTTACATACAAAGTATAACTCTTGCTTTTGTTATAACAAAAGCAAAAATATGTCTTGTAGTTAGTGTCATTGATATATTACTTTATTTAATTAGTTATATAACGCATTAAATAAAACGGTTTTGGTTCGGAGGAAGTCGGAGCAAACAATATAAGTAATAATTCTTTGCTCTTGCGACTTCAAGAGCAAACAACTTCTATGGCGAATATGGCGATAGGTTTGGAGAGTTGTCCTTATGCTAAGAGATAAATTATTCCGGAATGTAAAAAATACTATGTTCCTTACCATATTTACTAGTAATACGAGTATTCATTTCTAATAAATACAAATATATATCAAATGGAGCAGACGGTAATGATATAGATATACTATGTTTATGACCATCGCATCTTTTTTGATATAGTAATGTTGGTTTTTCACCTTTGACCATAATAGAAATATTCTTGGGTTTCCAATTGTCATTTAATTTCCATTCTTCGTTCTTTGTTGGAGTATAAGAACTTCCGTAAAATGTATTTATTTCACTATGTAAATCATAACGTTCAGGTAATATATGAACAATGGATGTATTGTTTTTTACAATAAACATATAAGGTGATTTACAATTGAGAACGACATACATATTATCTGGTATTGTTATACCTTCAATCTCTTCATAAGAATAATTTGTTAGGTCTAATTTATAGGCTTCTCCATAAAGTTCTATTATTTTTTTATTGAAGTTTTGTAATTCTCTATTTTTGTTATAATTATGAGGTAATTTCATATTTGTATACAAACGATTTTTATTAACCGTTTTATCAAATACCAAATAATGACCATTTTGAAAAGATTGTATTCGTACATACATCGGAAACCCATTTATTTGATCTTCTTGTTTTTCTTCCATGATTTTTTCAACCATTTCTTCTGTTACTTCTATTATGGCATATTCACTTCCATATTTTTTTATGATTTCTTTATTTAATAATGGAAGAACAGTTTCAATATCTTCCAATAATGGTATTGATAATTCTTCTAGATTATAATTATTTTGCAGTTTCATCTTTTTATTAAGAGTTTTTTCATTTACAATTCGATGAAATGCCAATATTGTATTTCCACCTTCGTTAAATAAACAAACATATTTTGGTAATTGAAAACATACTTCGTTTAATTCTTTTTCGTCAATTGGTTCTCCACAATATTCATATTCTTCAGGTAAAACCGATTCATCTGCTCCATATATTTTCAGAATAAGATGATTGAATATATATACTTGTTTCTCTCTTTTTTCATGATTGTTTATATCAAATATATCATCTTTTATCCTCATTTGTTTTGTATGTTTCGTATTTCTATTATCATATACCAAATAAGGTTGTTCATATATCTTTGTGAAATAAACATGTTTTGGTAAATCACGTTCTATACGAACTGGAAGTATCCCATTATCCAGATCTTGTAATACTTTTTTGGCTTGTTCAAGTTTATCTTGTATGGAAACCTTCATAGACTTTGTTCCCTCCCATACTTTTGGAAATAACAATGGGTGTCTTTCTATCCGAAAAAAATCTCTTGTTTTGTTTTTTTCTTTATCCCAAACATTTACATTATAATTCATATATTTTGGCATATCCTCATGTCTGACCCCTTCTGGAAGTTCTCTTGCGTTGAACTGTCTATCACGTTTTGTTCCTGGTATCGCCCCCTTTTGATTATTATTTTGTTCTTCACTTGTAGCGATTCGTAAATTAGATAAGATATTATTATATGGATCTCTATCAATATGGTCTACACTTAATCCACCCGTTCCGCTTCCATTTCTATAATAATTGGTTATAACTTGATGTATGTATAACATTCCTATTTCAATTGTTCTACCACATATATATTCAGTTGAAAACCATGTTATTTTTTTATTTCCATTTATATTTTTTTCAAAATCTAATACTCTTTTATAAGCTTCAGGACATAATTTTGTAAATATATCTTTGCCTCCGCAAAATAATAATAGATATATTTGTTTATGTTCTTGAATTATCCATATTGGATTATATATTTTATTTTTTGATATATGTCCATCAATAAAGCCAATTATATTATATTGTTCTTCTAATATGTCAGTATATTCATCAAAATCATTACTAGTGAATGAAGGTTGAATACGAATACCACATATTTCCATAGTATATATTATATAATATGGAATTTTCTTTATATTGTTTACATGTATATATATTATCCGTTTAATTTGAATACGCCACTCCCGCCATGCCACTCATGACACGGAGAACATTATAATTGACAGCATAGACGCGAACCTTGGCAGTAGCAGTTCCAGAAACTGTAGGTGACGATAACACGAGTTGAAGAACAGCGTTATCGATTCTGGAAAAGTTACACGACCCTGAGGGTTGATGCTCTTCAGGGCGGAGAGCAAATGAGTACACGCAGATACCAGTATCAGGGGCACGTGTATGGTGTTGGTAAGGTTGGACAACGTCGAAGTAAGAACCTTCGCGCTCAGAGAAGCGGTCTTGGCCGTTAAGCTGGAGCTTAGCGGTGACGACAGGGTTTTCGCCCCAACAGTGCATGTCGAGGGCAGTCTCAGCAAGGACGAATGTACCTGCGTCAGAAAGACCAGAGGCAGAAAGGACATTTCCGTCTTGAGGTCTGAATGGAACCTCTGTAGTGGTTCCAAGCCAGGCACCAGCATTAGGAGTTCCTGTGGTAGATGTAACATCAATAGCACCAGCCATTTGGAAAAGACCTTGAGATGTGATGAAAGCATTTGCACCAGCGGTTTCTGCAGGACCTCCGAAGGCATGGATAGCATTAGGAAGAGCATCAAGAGAATCAGTGTAGTTGAATGGCTGAGCACCAAGAACCTTGAAGAGGGTCTGGGAAGCATCAAGAGATGAGCAATAATCAACGTTTGCATCAGGTTGGACAACCCAGATGAGCTCCTTGACAGGGTGGTTGAAGTTCAACTTGATCTTGTTCGAGGACGAACCAACAGATTCATCACCAGTGAATTGAACTTGCTCGATCAAATACTCGTGAGGGTTCTGAGCCATCTTTCTGCGTTCATCAGTATCAAGGAAGATATAATCAACATAGAGAGAGGCAGCAACAAGCGATTGTTGGTAGGCACTGCTGACAGAGTAAGTACCAGGAGTGCTGGAACCGAGAGTGGTAACGGCCCAAAGACATTCGCCAATAGGTCTAAGATCAAGGTTAATCTTGACCTCGTGGTATTGGAGAGCAATCAAAGGGAGAGCAAGACCAGGGTTTCTGCAGAACCAGAATTGAAGAGGAACATAAAGAGTTGTCTCAGGAAGAGCGTTTCTTGGGGCACACACTTGGGTAGGGGCACCAGTGGCAGCGCAAGGACCAGCAACTGCAGCAAATGTAGGATCAGTCATGTAGGTAAGTTGAGTGGTGTTACCAATGAGCTTGAAGTATCCACGTTGTTGTTCAGATGTCATGGTAAGTTGGTTCCAGATGTGCATCCAGTCACCATATTGGCGGTCAATGCGTTGACCTCCAATTTCGACCTCAACTTGAGCAACAAGTTGCTCACCAATGAAGTCCAACCAACGGGCATAAACACCTTGGCCAGGAGCGGTAGAGTTGTTAAACGATTGGTTGATCTCAGGAAGAGTCACTTGGAGGTATGTGCGGTAAGCAAGATCTCCGTTTCTGGAGATGGTGCAGGTAACACGACGACCGAAGTCAGCTTGTCCAGAGAAAGTTTGCTCAATAGATTCCATGGCAAAGTTTGTGTGTCTGCGGTAAGAAACCTTCCAGAAGGTGATCTCAGGGGTTCCAGTAAGGAAAACGTCTTGTGCGCCGTAAGCGACTAATTGCATTAAAGCACCTCCCATCGGTTTTTATATACTTCCTAAAGATAATAATTTCAGGAATATTTAAAAAATTACAAAAAATAGAAAAATACCTACATGAAAAAAAATAAATTTATTATTAATTGTTTTATATATCATATTATATAAACATTTTATCATAAAATAGTTGAACAATTTCAATCGTTTTATCAGTTTTATTATCTAACCAATATTGAATTTGATTTTTCAATACATCTAATCGATGATTCCATTCAACCTCTTTTGTTTTAGGAACATATAAAATGTGTGTTTTGTTATTTGGAGTCCAACAAGATTTTATTTTTTTACCATTCAAATCAATGTAATCATCCGGATTGAATCTAATAAATACAATTGGTCGATGCCCTACATCTTGAGAAATTTCCATCAATCGTTTGTTTTCACAAGAACAATCGTAACTAATATGTTGATTTTCATCTATCTCTATAATTACAACATGTGTACCCATATCAACTAGTAAATCAGGACGGCGTTTTGAACAACCGTCAAATATTCGTTTGTCATAATTCCATGTTTTATCGAATGATTTTTTTATATATTCAACTACTGCGCCTTCTTTTGTTTTATAATTCCTAGAAATTTGTTTTTCTGGAAATAAATGGATATAACAATTTACACAATACATATCATAACGTCTATTTGCATAATTATAACACCATTCGGATATACATATTGGCGATAATACATCTATCATTTTATCTTTTTTATGAATTGTACAATAAATACCTTTTTTACACCCTTCGAAATTAAATATTGGTCGCTTATCACAATCTTTTTCTAAACAGAAATGATGTTTCACATCTATCATGTTTTCTTTCTTATGTTCTACACAATATAATGGTGTTTTTATTCCAATATAATTATATCCTGCAGATTTATTACAGTTTTCCATTTTACACATAGAGTGTTTACCATTCACCATTCCTTCGAGTTTATGTTTTGAACAAAATTTACAACTCGAATCTTTTTCAAATTTATAAGAGGGTTGATTCATACAGTTTTCATATTCGCAACGTTTATGTTTTATATCTATCATACCATCCTCCTTGTGTTGAGAACAATATTTTCCACTTATATTACCATCAAAATTAAATTGTGCAATACTTTTACAATCATTATTTGAACATCGTTTTCCAGTAACATTTATCATATTTTCCATTTTATGTTCAATACAGTATAATCCTTTCAATTGTCCATCATAATTGTATATGGGCGCAGTATAACATATTTCATTTCCCAATAACCCTTTATATGCACATCTTTTTCCTTTTACATTGACCATCCCTTCTACTATATGATCTAAACAATAAATACCTCCTGATTTTCCTTTATAATTGTATAAAGCACGTTTTACATTACATATTTCACATAATTTATCTACAATATTTATCATTTCATTTGTTTTGTGCATTCTACAAAACCTAGCTTTTTGTTCTCCAAATAAATTGAAACAAGCAGATACTGAACAACTACCAAACTCACATACTGGCATTTTATAGTTTATATAACATAAATAAAATATATTCAATTTTACAATAAAAAAATCTGTAAATTCCTTTTTACACTAATAATATAAACCAATGAATAAACCTGTGCGTGTGTCTTTTTATGATCAAAGTAAAAAGATCATTACTAGTCAAGATTTTCAACAACAAACAAACATGGTTATTAGTGTATCCCTTGAATTATATCGTGTTATGATTTCTTCCCTTTTACTTATTTTTGTTCCTCAAAAATGTGATGATCATGTATGTTCTCTTATGGAGAATTTACATTCAGATAATGATTATTATTTCGTAGGTTTGATTATCAATTATATCACTGGTATTGCGTTCATAATCATGTACATTTTTGAAATG